GAGCACTTAACAAAGTTGTTGATATCAATAGTTATTCAACCGAACAAGGTAGAAAAGGTGGTTTGGAACAAAGAGCGATTGCGATTGGAACACAAGGTCTTGCTGACGTATTTTACTTAATGGATTATATCTTCACATCTGAAGAGGCAAGAAAGTTAAACAAAGAAATATTTGAAACTATCTACTTCGCAGCAATTACTGAAAGTATGGAATTATGTAAATCAGGTGAATATAAACCATATGAATTCTTCAAAGGTTCACCAATGTCAAAAGGTATATTCCAATTTGATATGTGGGGATTAGATTACGAAGGATTAGGTAGAATGTGGGATTGGGACTCACTTAAATTAGAAGTGTCTAACCACGGGGTTTGTAACTCGTTATTCACGGCTCAGATGCCGGTAGCGTCTTCAGCTAAAATCACAGGTTCATTTGAAATGACAGAACCGGCTCACTCGGCATTATTTAACAGAAGAGTTGTTGGGGGTGAGATTTTAATTGTTAACAAATATTTAATCAATGATTTTGAAAAGATAGGTATTTGGTCTGAAGATTTGAAAAATGAAATTATTATGAATGAAGGTTCTATTCAAAATATTAACTTTAACCATTACCTTGATGTTGAGGATAAAAATTACAACAAGAAAGTTAAAAGAATTGAACATTTAATTCCAAAGTACAAAACAATTTGGGAGATATCTCAAAGAGAACTTATTGATATGGCGGCTGACAGAGCTCCGTTCATTGACCAATCACAATCGATGAATATCTATATGTCTAATCCGACATTATCAAAGATTTCGTCATCACACTTCCATTCTTGGGGTAAAGGATTAAAAACTCTTTGTTATTATGTTAGAACAAAAGCGATATCAACCGGAGCAAAACACTTGGCGGTCGATATCTCAAAAGTGGGTCAACCAAAACCAATTGAGAAACCAACTGTTGATATAACACAAAAACCTTCAGATTCCGAGTTTGAGTGTTTCGGATGTGGTTCTTAATAAGAATATAAATCACGGCTTAGGACGTGATTTTTTATTTTGAGGGGTATTTATAAAAAATAATGACGACACTATATTTATAGTTATGGCAGATGGAATTACATATGGTTTAACTTTTCCTTTCAGAGATTCTTTTGATGGGAAATATTTAGATTTATCAGATTATAATGACCAAGAGATTAGGTCTAACTTAATACACCTTTTATTATCAAAAAAAGGTAGTAGATATTATTTACCTGATTTTGGGACAAGGTTATACGAATTTATTTTTGAACCTTTAGATGGTCCTACTTTTTCTGAAATTGAAGCAGAAATTAGAGAGGCTGCCGGAGTGTATCTACCCGGAATAAGAATAACTAATATTAGTATTACCGCAGCTTCTGATGATGATGAAGATAAAGGTAGTTACATTAACGATAACGATGAAAGAATATTTCGTGTGTCAGACATCTCAAATAAAGAACATACCGCAAAAGTTAAGATTGATTATATCATCAATAATGATGTGTTTAATAGTAGCGACTTTGTAATTATTAATATATAAAAATTATGGCAAATAAAAAAATTTCCTACACTACAAGGGATTTCCAATCAATTAGAACGGAACTAATTAACTTTACTAGAACGTATTATCCGGATACAATCCAAAACTTTAATGATGCGTCGGTTTTTTCGGTGTTATTAGATTTAAATGCTGCGGTAACAGATAACTTACAATTCAATATAGATAGAAGTATTCAAGAGACGGTACTTCAATATGCGCAACAAAGGTCATCAGTTTTTAATATTGCAAAAACTTACGGGTTAAAAGTTCCGGGAATGAGACCATCTGTTGCGTTAGTTGATTTTTCAATTACGGTTCCGGCTTTTGGTGATAAAGAAGATTTAAGATATTGTGGTATATTAAGACGAGGTTCTCAGGTTAATGGGGCTGGTCAAGTCTTTGAAACTGTTTATGATATTGATTTCTCATCACCAATTAATGGTGAAGGATTTCCAAATAGACTAAAAATACCTAATTTTGATTCAAATAATAAATTATTAAATTATACTATTACTAAACGAGAAACCGTAGTAAACGGAACAACAAAAGTATTCAAAAAAGTTATAACACCAAATGACGTTAGACCTTTTTATGAACTATTTTTACCGGATAAAAATGTCTTAGGTGTGACTAGTGTATTATTAAAAGATAGCACACAATATACCAATATACCTTCAGTTCAAGAATTTTTAGGTTTAGATAATAGATGGTATGAAGTGGACGCGTTAGCTGAGGACAGAGTGTTTGTAGAAGACCCTACTAAAGTTTCGGATTCTCCGGGAATTAAAGTTGGAAAATATATTCAAACTAGTAACAAATTTATCACTGAGTTTACACCTGAAGGGTTTCTTAAAGTTACTTTTGGTGGAGGTTCCCAATCATCTGATGAACAATTAAGAGAATTTGCAAGAGACGGATATCAATTGAATTTATACAAATACTCGAATAATTTGGCTTTAGGTAGTACGTTAAAACCTAACACTACAATATTCATTCAATATAGAGTGGGTGGTGGTGTAGGTAGTAATATTGGGGTTAACGCTATTACTCAAATTGGTACTGTTTCATTCTTTGTTAATGGACCGTCTGATAGTGTTAACACAACTGTAGTTAACTCATTAAGATGTACTAATGTTACTGCGGCTATTGGTGGGGCTAACTTTCCAACAACAGAAGAAATTAGAAATTTAGTATCATATAATTTTTCAGCTCAAAAAAGAGCTGTAACTGTAAATGATTATGAATCAATAATTAGAACAATGCCGTCTCAATTTGGTGCTCCGGCTAAAGTATCAATAACTGAAAATAATAACAAGATAATTGTTCAAATGTTATCTTATGATGAAACAGGTCGATTAACTGAAGTAATCTCAAACACTTTAAAAAATAATGTTGCAAATTACCTATCAAATTATCGTATGATAAATGATTATGTATCAATACAAAGTGCAAATGTTATTGATTTAAGTTTTAATATTGATGTGGTGTTAGATAACACTCAAAATCAAGGTACGGTAATTTCTCAAATAATAACTATTGTTTCTGATTATTTTGAACCAATTAACAGACAATTAGGTGAGAATGTTAATATATCAGAATTGAGACGATTAATCCAAAGTGAAAACGGGGTAATCTCAGTATCAGATATTCAAGTATTTAATCAAGTTGGAGGTCAATACTCATCGTCACAAACATCTCAAAGATATATTGATAGTACGACTAAACAAATTGAATTAATTGATGAGACAATCTTTGCTCAACCAAATCAAACATATCAAATTAAATATCCAAACAAAGATATTAATATTAGAGTTAAAAATTTAAAAACAGTTAACTTCTCTTGATAATTTAATAATAACCATCTATTTTTTTTAGATGGATTATGTTACAGATATTTTAACTTTAATTAAAGGGTATAACGGAACTTGGGCTCAATGGTTTGTTGCGGGACTATACCTTAATTTTAGATTAATTTGTTCTTTTATTGTTTTTTTAATTTATTTTAATCAAATTAGACAAACTAAAAAAATAACAAAATTCCAATTTTTTTTATTATTAGTAATATCTTCTTTTATTATGTCAGATTTTAATGATTTAAAACATAGAAGAATTTTAGAAAAAACTCAATATTCTCAAGATTATTTTAATAAAAATACTAAAAATTTAGTTATTGTTGCTGAAGGGGCGTTAAGCCCATTTAAAGACGTAACCGGGCCTAATGAAATTCAAATTGACATTACCCATTCAAGAGATTTAGATGGGTTGGGTTTATTAGAAAGTAAAATAGAAACTAATGAAACAAGTGTTATTACATATGTGGGAACCAATAATTATAATTTAACTTCCGAAGAAATATTTAAAACCGTCAAATATTTTAGGTTATTTAATCCAACCGGTAAAGTTGTTTTAGTTGGACATAGTATTGGTGGATATAATATTGCTCAGGTATTGGATAATCTAAATAAAGAAAATATTAAGGTAGATTTAACCATATTTTTAGATAGTGCAAACCAATTAGATAACAATTATGATTACCAAATTAAAGATAATGTTACTTACGCAATAAATTTTATGTCAGTTAAGTGGTCTGATAATATGTATTTCTTTACTAATTCAGGAGGTAATGTGTCATTATTTAAAAATAATTTAATAACTAAAGTAATTAATATTGATATTCCTGACACTACTCATACATCCATAGATAATACAATTAACAAGTATGTTATTGAAATTGTTAATAATTTTTTAGAAATGAAGTCAAACCCTATTGATTTTGTGAAAAAATATAAATACGAGACATAATTTATTTTTAAAAATTATGAATTATCTTTTAAAAATAGTGTATAAACTATTTATTTAAAAAGATAAAAAATGTCAAAATCATATAGAATAAGAACGAAGGTCGGTGTTGATACTTCTTTGAAGGTATTAGTTGAACAAGAATTCGAATATTTAGAGATTCTATCCTTAAAAATTTTACAAAGTGATATCTACACAAGACAATGCTCTGACTACGGTGTGATTGTTGGTCGTGTTAGTGTTAATAATGGTTTTGGTCTTCCAAACGCTAAAGTTTCTATCTTTATTCCTATTGATAGTGTGGACCAAACAAACCCAATCATATCGGAGTTATACCCTTATAAAACATTATTGGATAATAATGATGATGGTTATAGATATAATTTATTACCATATGTCCAATCATATAGTGCTCACGTGCCAACCGGAACATTTTTTACAAGAAAAGATGTTTTAACAAATCCAACTTTAATTGATGTTTATGACAAATACTACAAATATAACGCGGTAACCAACGAAAGTGGGGATTATATGATATTTGGAGTTCCGGTAGGGTCTCATACTATTGTAATGGATGTTGACTTATCTGATATCGGTGAATTTTCATTATCACCACAAGATTTGATTAGAATGGGATTAGCGACTGAGGCTCAAGTTTCAGGGACTAACTTTAAATCATCAAATAACTTACGTGAATTACCACAAATCATTAATCTTATTAAATCTATTGAGGTTGACCCATTATGGGGACAACCCGAAATTTGTAATTTAGGTATTACAAGAACTGATTTTGATTTAAGTAGTGAATCAAAAATTGATATTAGACCAACGTCTGTTTTTATGGGGTCAATTATTTCTGATTCTAATACAAATGCTGTAAAATCTAATTGTAAACCAACTAACAGGTCGGGTCATTTATGTAGTTTAGTTGCGGGACCGGGGGAAATATTGGCAATTAGACAAACAATTCTACAAGATTCTAATGGTTTACCTATTCTTGAAAATTTCAGTTTAGAAGGTGGTGGTAAAGTTATTGATGAAAACGGGACTTGGTTAATTGATGTTCCGATGAATATGGATTACTACACCACAAATGAGTTTGGTGAACAGGTTATATCTAACGACCCTGAAGTTGGAATTCCAACTAAGGCGAAGTATCGTTTTAAAGTTAAATGGGCTCAATCACCATCATTATCTGATATAACAAAACGAGCTTATTATTTAGTGCCTAATATTAGAGAATATTCAACATTTCAGGTAGAATCGTACGCTTTTAGTGTAGATTGGGCGGATTATGGTGACCAACAAATGATTCAAGACGCAATAAATTGTGAAGATAAATTTTATATGATGCAGTATAATAAAGTTTATACTGTTTCTGAGTTTATTGATAATCATAAAAAAGGTAGTGGTACTGAAAGATATATTGGTATTAAAAATATTTTAGAAGAGTCGTGTGAAAGTGAAAACAATAAATTCCCAACAAATGATGGTAATTTTAGGTTTGATATAATCTACATAATTTTTATGTTTTTTAGTATCATATTAACACCTGTTTTTTTCGCGTTAATACTTCTATTACACATTTTATATTTTGTAATATGGTTGTTGAGAATTATTGTAATACCTGGGTTAATAGTTTGGTGTTTAGCGAGTATTGTTAATTACGCTTTATTAATTATAGGGTGTGTACCATACGCGTTAGGTATGATTGCAGGTTACGCAGCAATGATAGTAATTTATTTAATTTTATCGATATTATTATATTATATTCTACGAAAATTATGGGAAATTGATTTAAAAGGTATTAAAGTCCCAATTTTAACATATCCGGATTGTGATTTATGTTCTTGTAATCAAGGTCAACCAATTAATGAAGAACCTGACCCTGATGGTGCACCTGCTGATGAGGAGGATAAATTACAACCTTGTCCAACAATATTCTCTGACCCAAGACCAATTTCTCCATTAAATAATGGTTTAATATTAGCCCCTGTATCGACTTTTTCGGGATTTAGATTACCGTCATATAATGCGGAGACAAATCCAACAGGTTTTAATGGTCAATTAAAAACTATTTTAGCTAATGATTTTGCGGGGTATACCTATGATGGTCAATACGGTTCATCCACTATTGGGGCTCCTTATTTCCAATCAGAAATATTGACTACAGGTTCGGGTGGAGATACTTTGGCGAACGAATGGGATTGGTTTACTAATGGTTTACCTCTTGCAGATAGAATTAATTTATTTAATGTTAAAGCAAAATATTTTGACCAAACGGCAAACAATCCTGGAGGTGGAGTTAATAGAATTTCTGTTAATTTTCAAACAGGTCAAACTAATGTGCATTATGATAATACTATTGTAATATTATGTGATAAATCTACTGCTAAGAAATTTGCTACGGGTCAAATGATATCGTTCCAAAATCCATCTTATACTAAAGACCCAAATTTAACGGGAGGTATTAAAAATAAATTTAATAATAATGCTATTACAGGTACAACATATACCGGTAATACACAAATTAGAGTTAATTATGCAAACCCTAACGGTAATGGAAATACCCAATCACCATTATATAACGTTACGATAACAGCAACATCGACCACAAATATTCATAAATTTCCAATTGATGTCGAATACTTCCAAGTTATTACGGGAATGACTTATAGTTCATTTAGTGGTATGTGCTTAACCCCTACATCACCAGATTTCTTACCTAATTCATTAAATCAAAAATATTTTGCAAACGACACCACTTTTTTTAAAATGTATAATAATACTAATAGCAATCAATATGGTGGTAGAGGGTATATTGATTTTGTTGGAGCGATTCCGGGACAATTATTACCTGGTGTTAAAGTATTAAAGTCAATAAATTATGTTAGATATGTTAACGATAATTACGTCGTAATATTAAATAGAGGTGTTGACCCTTATACCTCTAAAATACCGATTGAATATGGTGTAGGTAAACTTTTTGGGTATAGTTCAGAAAGTGCGGTAAAAATAAAGGGGTTTTATAGGATGAATATACCTATTCAGGGTAGTTTTATAAATATTAGTCACTCCTCAACTGAAAGAGCGTCTACAATACCACTTCCAGCTTGGACACCATTACCAAGTGGTGGTACATCAAATTTTGTTATAGGTCAAACTTGGGTTGGGGGTAATTCAGTAACGGTTGGTGGAAATGTTAATAGTGAAAATACTTATGCAAATGGTCAACAATTATATTTTAATTCATTTTCTTATTGTGATAATCAACGAGAAACTTGGGATTATGTTACAGGATATACTAATGGTTTAACTGCGACAACTTGGACTCAAAAAACTTCAAGATTTTCAGGGTTTAATTCAAATTTAATTAGTTATTATTCTAGTTTAGATAATCGTTCAATAACGTCACAATATAAACCAAGTTGTAATAATATACAACCTACTAATGGAACGCCTAACTCGGGAGATGACGAGGCTACTCCAAAACCTCAAACACCTCCAATTGGTGCTGGAGCAAATGCCGACCCATTTCACGGAATATCAGTTGGAACTGCTAATGGTTTTACCTTGGCGTGGTCAAGAAATCCGACTTTTAAATTAACTCGTAATGGAACTTGTGGGGTGAATCGTGACTGTAATAGAAGTAACTTACCTTGGATGACATTAAATACGGGAACCACAAGATATTATTCGACTACCGGTAGAAATGAGGGGTATATCCCTAATGAAATTGTTGAAGGGTCGTCAATGTTACATATGGAACAATTTATACCGACAGGACCGTCTGAAAGTAGTTCCTTGATTTTCTGTTGTGCTAATGTTCAAACACCAAGAGTTTATAGTTATTATTATTCACCTATTTATGCTACAACTGCGAACACTATGAATTTCACATTAGGTAGTGTTGGGACTACATTTCCGGGTATGACAAATAATCAAATTGTTATGAGAGGTGATAGATTACCTACAAGTACAAATGTTGAAGAATATTGTTGTAATGGACGTGTATTACAAAAGAATAGTAAGTTTGCTATGTATCAAATACCTGAAACAGGTGTTATTGGTATAAATTCGGTTGCAGGACCAAGTGGTTCTGTTGGAAACGGGTCTTTAGATGATGTAAGGGAAGATTTAAATCAATCCCCAAAAATAAATCAAGTTATTAATACATTTACTTGTGAAGGTTCTGTTAATTTAGAGTGTTACGGATGTCAAAAATCTCCGGTTAATAGTACTATATTAATAAGACCAAGAGGAAACCCTTGTTTAGAATTTAATGGTGAAACAATTTTTGAGGGTGGATGTTATATTTTTATAACAACTATATTCATTTCATTATTAAGAGATTGGGAATTAATGTTTGAGTGGATTGCACGAAATATGGTAATGCTCGGTGCGTGTAGAAATGTCTTCTCGCATAGATTTAATAATAATTGGGTTAATGGTGTTTTATATGCTTTTGCATTTAAAAATGAAGTGAGAGGGTTTAGTTCTCCTACGGCTAATCCACCAAATGCACCTATCGCTAGATATTGTAACGATGTTGTAATGTATCATAATCCGTCAAGAAGTTTTTATTATAGATGTTCACCGTATAACCCTAGTTCAGGGGAATTTAGTGGTCCATTGAAGTTTCCTACTACTATTATGGATTTAGGTCCTAGGTCGGCGTTTTTACAAGAGTTGGTTATGTCAGATGAGTACGACGGTTATTTAGTAAATAAGTTAGAAACATCAACATATTCTCACGTAGATGAAATATTAAATTTATTTATTGTAAGTAGATTTATGGATAATAACTTTTTAGAAAATGCGTTAGGGGCACTTAATATTTTCGCATATTTTCAAAATGATAGGGACGGTAGATATTTGATTGACGCTGACTACGCTCAATTAATTTCTATTAATTCTGAGTTAGGTGTGGCGTCATTTCAATCATCTAATTATCCTGATTCACCAACAGTAGTTGGTGCGGGTGGTTTTGTTACAGGTATTCAATATAAGATATTGTCAGATGGTACGCCTTCTAACCCAACTAATTTTACCTCAATTGGTGCCACAAGTAACGCTATTAATACATTATTTGTTGCGACAGGTCCAGGTACAGGTACAGGGTCTGCGTTAGTTGACCCCGCGATTCAAAACCCAATTTTCTTTGATTGTGATAACTCTTTGGGAATATTCTTTTCATCAGATACACAACTTAGAGATTATGTTACACCAAAGAGAACTATTATAAACCCTATTGGGACAACCGCAAGTTTTTGTACTTTTAGCAATTTCCCGGTTTATTCTCAATTAGTTCCGTTGTCTCAATGGACTATTGACGCGACCTCAGGTAGTAAAAATAGTATTTTTGGAGGAGAATCTAATGATTGGGATTATAGTACAATTTATTCGTCAAAATATCAATCTTTAGATAGATTATCACCACCATCGAGATACTTTAGAAGTTATAATACCTCACAAAATAATTATTTAAAAGGGTATATATACGCGGTTACCAATGGGAATAGTTTAACACCATCAACACCGGGAGGGACTCCAATGCAAAATGGTTCAATTACTGCACTTGTACAATATTGGGATAAAAACAATCCTGGTCCTGAACAGGTGACTACAGGGGCACCATTCCACTTTTATTTTGGTCTTAAAAGAGGAGCATCCGCATTTGATAGATTTAGAACAAAATGGATAAACACTAGTAATATTGTAAATTAAAATGGATGATATAAGAATAGTATTAGGGTCGTTACGATATAAAACATCAACAAATACTGATTTATCTGTCCCAACACCGTTAGTTCAAAACTCAAAAAATTTACAAGAATTTGATAGAAGTATTGATGTTAATTTGGCTCAGGTGTTTAATGACGAAAGACAAAAATCAACAACATTTAGACCGGTTTGTAAGTTTCAAGTCTTATTTAATAATTCATATACCGGGTCAACAAACTATGAACCACTAGAAAATAATTTATATTATATTAACGAGACTGCGTTAACATTAAAACAATGTGGAGTAAATCCAACCGCAGTTTCGTGGCAAGGGTTTCCTCAGTATGATGAGTTTGATTTTATTAGAAGTGACTATAGTGTGTCGGGATATACCCTTCCAATACCTTCAACAATACCCGGAGCGGCACCTATGGTTCACGTAGATTTTGTTGCAAGAAGTGCGTCAACCTATAATTGGAATCATTTTGTTAGTTATCCATATAAGAACATAGATAAGGTTATGAATTATTATGATGGGACAAATCTTTTAACACCTTCGTTAGTTTGGAACGCTGTTGATGGAATTCCTTTTTATGTTAAAATTGATGATAGTACCGGGGCTAGTATTGCTAATGGTGTTACACCAAATCCGTTGTTAGAAGGTGGTAACCCAATTATTAGGTTTAAATGCCCTGTTAAACACGGATTATCGGAATCGGAATTTGTTAAAATTAAGTTAAGTGGTGGGTATGTTAATACATTCCAAGTGTTCTCATTTGGTGATGGGTTACCGGGTACTGAAGAATATATTTTTAATATCTTTAATATTGGGTATTCGCCTTCAATTTTTATTGAAGGTGATACGGGTACGTTTAAAAGAATTATAAATTATGAAAATCCTAATGACACTACCTCTAAATATTATGTAATTCAACATAAAATAATTACAGATGTTAATGACGCTGTTTTAGTTAATGCCGGATTTGAAAAAAATATATTTGGGACTAAAAAGAAATTTGAAAGTCCTGTTTATACACCAAATAATGTAAAGAGAACTTCTATTAAAGAAAATTCTCAATCATATACTTTATCTTTTAATAAAGATATTGACGTGAGTGAGTTACGTGATAATCAAAAAAGACCAATTAGTGAGTTATATATTACCACAATATGGAAAGGTTATTTTGGATTAACTTTTGGAAGTGTTGACAATAATGGTAATGATGTAGGGTTAAAACAAGGGTTCGATTTTAATTTATCACCGGTAGATAATCAGTTTAATACTCCACAACCTTGGTGGGAAGGAAATAATGTTGAGTCAAATTTTGTGGATTCAAATAATAACCCATACCCAATAGGATATTATAACACTCCTTATGGGTTTGTGAATAATGGTAATATTGATTTCATATATCTTAAATCACTTAAAAGTGGTGATACAATAAATGGTAATTATTGTGAGTGGAATGATTATGAACAAAAAGAAAGAATTATTTCTGAAATGTATCATAAGTTCACATTTAATTCAGATGTGTTTGATATGAGTTTACTAGATAATAATAACAATCAATTAGGTTATTATTACAAACCAAATAGACCAATGAGAATTAGAGCGTTTTCAGATTACATTGAAACAGGGAGTATTACAAATATTGCGGATGTTCCGGATTATTCGTATTTCTCAACAACTTATAATTCGTTTATTTGGAGAGATTTATACACCTATGGTTTTAAAGATGGTAGTGGTAATGGTGTTGACTCTCCATTTTTGAATGGAAAACATTACCCATATAATAATTATATTTTTAGAATAATACCTGAAGGAACTAATTATATAGAAAGTACTTTACATAATTACGCTACTCTTTATGGAGCGGCTCAACCAATAACCGACGATTGTGAATAATAATAGTTATAAATTTACCTTACCAAAAGGTGACGACAAATATATCAACATACCAATTGAAATTAAATGGGATTTTCTTGGTCAAGATAGTGCTGTTGAGGAATATCAACAAAATGTTATTGAGGACGTAATTGGATTTCCGGGGGATTTTGAGATTTTAAGGTTTGCTCACGCACCATACGATAACGAAACAAAAACGGATATTAAATATGATTTTCATTTTTTTGGTATACCAACGACTAATAGTGATGGGGGAATAGATTATTTGGTTCCGGCTAACCCGTCAAATGATGTTCAAAATTCAACAACTAATTCAAGTTATTGGGTGACTAGTTATATCCCTGAGGGGTTTACCGTTATAGATATATATTATTATGTTAAACCATTTACTAAATCTTTTTTCAAATTGGATTTTTATGATAGTAAAGATACCATTACTCAAACTAATTATTTTACGGTAATAATCCCTGTTCAACAAGGATATACCGTTACAGGAATAACTAGTTCATATAAACCATCTGTTAATATTAAAATACCGTCATTTAAATTAGATTATGTTGGTGACAAAGAGGGGTTCTTTTTATATTGGTTAAGAAACACAAAATTCTTAGACATTAGTAAATTTTATATGACGGCAAAATTTTTTGATGCTAGATTAGGGATTTTCGTTAAAATGACAAATACACCTCAAAGTGAGATACCATCAAAGTTCAGATTCAACCCTGAAGATTATTTCTACTATGAGGTTAGATTAAGTTATGATGAAAAAACATATGAAGTTTGGGATAATAATAATAGAGTTGGGACGACAAGTTCAATAAAATGGTATGAGTATATAAATCCGTAATATGACTGAAAGAGATTATCGTATTAAAATATCGCCTGAGTTTATTAGTGGAGACATTTTTAACGTCAGATACAACGCGGGTACAATAACCGGAACCGGAATAATTAACAAATGTTGTATAATTCCTGCTGAGACTTTTAAAATTGATTTAACAGGTACTTCTTATGTGTATTCGTCAATGACAGAAGTATTGTCAGGTGGTACTAATGGTGCGTCATTATTAACCGGATTAACTATTCCGATATTGTTAACTGAAACTACTGTTGATGTCGGATATTATTCGGTGTTTGATGGGATGGTTTTACAACAAGATACGATGTTAAATTTTATCTTTTCGGGTAATAGTATTAATCCTTATAGGTGTTATTTTCATAATACGTCCGACATCGAGTTTAAAAAGTATTTAGAATTTTCAACATACAAGATTGATTGGGGTGATGGACAAGTTAGTGCGGTGACATCAACATCTATGTATCATAATTATACTAATTCTACCGCATATACAATTACTCTGTCAGGTATGAGTCCTTGGGGTACAAATATAATAACAAAAACAATCAACCCCCCATTTACGGGTACAACAATTTCAAATCCTAAAGGAACCGCTTATTTTCAACCGGCGGGTGGTAATTGGTCCAATACATTATTGTCATATGATTACATATTCAGTGGTGATTCAAGTTGTGAAGCTACTTTAAATGATATTAATTTATTTAATCCAATTACTAATATTCCATTTTTAATTACGGGATATACGACATCGTCATTAAGTGATTTGAAACAATATGGTACAACACTATATAAAACGGGTACTCAAGTAACGGGGAATACAGGTATGATTGGTACGTATTCAGGAGTTAGTGCAGATGGATTATATACTGCCTATACAATTAATGGTATTGATTACTATGATTATTCGGATGGAAAAACTCTTTTTGTTGTAAAATCATCAGGATTAACGTCTGATATGTTAGTTTGTCAACCAATTGTAAAAAATGATTTATTAATGAACATAATTGACGAGGCAGAAGTGCAATCCAATATATTTATTGAGAGAGGAAAGAACTCAGCTCTTGAGAGAGTTGAAAGATTGGGTGAGGTTGACAACGTAGGAGATTTGGTCAAATACGGATATAAATTTTTTAATGTAAATAATAGTATATAATATGGCGACAGGAACATATGGAACAATAAGACCGGCGGATGTAAGTCCGGAAGATGTTGAGATAATTTTAAATTATACACCATCAAGAGATGAGACAGATAATTTTGTGTTAACAAAGTTGGATGCGTTGTCTATTTTAAGACCTTACTATAATAATGATACCACAGGTGTAAACAATGGTATTGAGATATTAGGTGGTTTATATAATTTAAAACTACCTGCAGAACAATTTAACCAAATTGGTATTTATACTTTATTTATTAGACCCGTTCAAATTAGAGCCACAATATTAGATTGTGGTGTTCTATCCGCTCTCCCTAATGTTAAAGGTTTAATTTTTGACTTAAATTCTGTACCGGCAAATTTTAGAAATAAATTTGTTAATCAGGGGTTAGTTGGATTTAGAATTGAATATTTAAATTCTGATGGAACTAAAATACCAAACTTTTTTAGGATTATTACGTCATCATTCTTTTGTGAGCCAGTTGTTCAAAATTTAACAAACTCATCACAAAAAGCGATAAGATACAAATATAGTGATAATAATACAAATTTATTATTCTGTACATTAACTCCGTCATCGGCACCAACAAATAAGCCAAATGCGACCCCATATATTGGACAACCAAATCAAAATGTGATTATTACCAATACTTTCTTTAATCCAATAACTTTGGATATTGAAATTGGAGAACACGATTTCTCAACATTGGCAATTGCTTTATATGGTAATCAAACCAAATCAATTGATGATGGTATCTACACATTATACGATAACGCTAATAACATATACAAACAATACAACTTATATGAGATTAGAGACCAATTTAATGAGTTATTATATGAGGTTAGACAAGACAGAGGTAATAATATAGATTTTAGTAAAAACTTTACAAATATAACTCAATAATGGCTACAGAAAAATTTACGTGTCCACCACAACCGGCAACAGGTGCGGGTACATTCTCAGATAATTTAGTTGGATTCCAATTAGTTGCTGGAGGTGGTTTAACGCAAGGTAATTTTGAGTTTACTACCGGGATTACTGAAAAATCAAATAGAACTTTTACCACAGGTGCGTTTTCTAATCCTATTAATTTAGAAAATTTGGGTGTTAATAGTGTTGCCCAATCAAGAGCTATTTTTGAAAATAATTTTAAAGTTTATCCTAATTTTGATTTAACTCAAGTAACTAATTTTACTTCATATGGTTCAATGGTTAAGAGAATCTCAACGTCTGTTGAAACCATTATTAGTAAATTCCCGGCAGCTTTAGAAGTTAGCTTTATGGATGAAAACTATTTAACGGGTGCAACTGCAACAAATATTTCTTATGACCCAATAACTAACGAAACAAGTATTGATTTAAATATTTCAAGAATTAGAAACCCTTTTGATGTTGATTTTACAGTTAATGCTACAAGAAATTTAGAGTTAAGGGAAGTTCAAGTTTCTCCATTGAGAAATATGACCAAAGAATTTACTAAATACTCCTTATTTTTAGGTGGTATTGGTTATGATGTTACTTATATTATACCGACAACATCATTAACTACGGGGACTCTTACGTTATACATAAATGGTAATGTTTTTTCAGGGTTAACGGAAACTTATGATGATTTAGTTATTAGACCAAATGATTACCAAGTTAATAGAGTTTTTAATGAAGATTTAGATGAGGTTCAAAGATTCTTGTTAAATAGAAATGTAGTACCAATTTACACTGCGACTTTTCAGGTACCAAATGAAAATGATGATGGTTCATTTTATATTCAAAATAAATTAGTTACTTGGCCTTTATATGGTGGTTGGAATTTAGATATTTTAACAAATTCTTTCACAACTTATCTTACAACATTAAATGAAATTAGTGTTAATTTTGATGGATATCAAACTAATCTAGTGTCAAGATTTTTAACTACAGATTCTCTTAAAGAATTTGATACGTCAGACCAAAAGATTGAAAAGATACTACAAATATATGGTAGAAGTTTTGATGAGACTAAAAAATTCATTAATGGTTTAGCGTATATGAACTCGGTTAATTATAATACCGGTAATGATATTCCGTCACAATTATTGAAGAATTTATCTCAAACATTAGGATGGTCAACAAATATGTCACCGATAACTAATGACGACTTTTTAGGGTCGGTTTTTGGTCAAAAAAATGTAGATAAATCCGCATTTAGTGGGGTGGGACAATCCCAAACACCTGATGAATTAAATTACCAATATTATAAAAATTTAGTTCTTAATTCGGCTTATTTATTCAAATCAAAAGGAACTAGAAAATCTATTGAAACTTTAATGAGATTAATTGGTGCTCCGGATGCTTTAGTTGAGTTTAATGAATATATTTATTTGGCTGACCAAAAAATTAATATATCAGATTTTAACTCACAATATGCTAGTATATCAGGGGGTACGTATAATAGAACATTACCTACTTTAGATGGGGGATATACTTTTACTATTCAGGGGGTTAAATATTCAGGGTTTACAACAACCTCAGTTCTTGAAAGTGTTGATTTAACTAAAAGTGATTATCCGATTAGTGATAGTGGTTATCCTAAATCACCGGTTAATTCTGAAACCTATTACTATCAAATGGGTAGTGGATGGTTTGAGTCAACACCAAAACATAGGTCACCTGAACAACCTGATTTAACTAATAGTGTTTTTACAGGTTCAAATCCAAACTACCAAACCAAATTGGCTCCATTTACCTATGGACAAGAATATTTAAATGTTTATAAATCATTCCCATTTACTAATTTAGGGTATACTTTAAGTTCGGCTATAGATAATAATAAAACTTGGGTTGATACTGAAATTGGTAGTAGAAGTAATTTAGATGGTGGGTATAATTCATTATATACTACTGATAGTGAAGATTTAGTTATTAACGTAAAAAACGTTGATTTATATTTGAATCCGGGACAAGGGTTGTCTTACGATGTTTGGTATATGTCAAGAGAATATAATTTCCCAATTGCTAATCAAGGTTTGGGGTATGTTGCACCAACAAGATGTAATCCTGACCCGATATCGGCATATCCACATAGAGGGGGAGTTGATTCAACAGTAATTAATCCTGAACCAAGAAAACAAACATTTTTTGAATTTGCTCAAACATTTTGGAAAAACACTATTAATGTTAGAAATAGACAATACGCAACCGATGGTGGAACAAGTGGTTATCCGACATTATCGTCAATTTATTGGAATTATTTACAATCAGAATCTTTAGTGGGGGTTCAAAATGATAACTTTACATACAAAACAATGATTGAGTATGTAAGTGGTATGGGTGATTATTGGATTCGTTTAGTGGAACAAATGATACCTGCAAGTACTATTTGGAATACGGGTGTTAAGTTGGAGAACTCTATTTTTCATAGACAAAAATTTGTGTGGAGAAGACAACGAGGTTGTGAATTAGTTCCAATTCTTTGTAAACCTTGTAAATTTACGGGTAGTATTTATTTAAGTGATTGTAATGTTTGGTCAAAATTGTGTGATAGATATCCGGATAGTGTTTTAGAATTTGGTAACTTTAACAATGTTCTTGCAAGTGTAATTAATAATTGGTTAAATCCTGCGTCTGGTGTTGTATTGGCGGCATCGTGTAATGTTAATACGACTAATAGTGAATGGTTTGTTGACATAAATATAAATGGGTCTAATATTATCCAATATCCGTTCTTTAATGGTACAGGGTATAACTCTATTTCGTGTGGTACTGAACCTGTTACTCAAACATCTAATAGTAGCTCTCCTTGTGTGTCTCTTTGGGAAACTGCGTTGGATGATAGTTTAGCACAGTTAATTTCTTTAGGTTATGATTATGCTTATGAATATAGTGATGGTCAAAATATGGGAGACCCACCAACAAAAGTTAGGATATGGAATATTAATTGTTCCTCAAAACCAATAATAGATAAAATACAAATAAGGGTGGGTGTACAATTTACTATGTCCTGTCAAGAATAATATAAAAATAAACTTTAGAATAACTTACAAATAATTAATGGCTTGTGATTTAACATATAACGCTAGTATAACCGGAGATTGTACTAATACTAATTCAGGTGGATTTATCGTAGATATCGTTGGTACCGAACCTTTTTCGATTCAATGGGTATCACCGTTTACCGGGACAACATCTTTAGGGGCGAGTGGTCTAACTTATAGTCAAACAAGTTTGTCCGCGGGAACGTATACGTTTAACATCATAGATAGTTGTTCACCAATTAACACGATTCTGCCTGTAAATATTTTTATATCGAGTGGGACGTGTGTTTCAATAATAGGTGTAGAAAATACACTTTGTGGTGGGAATAACGGTTCAATAACTGCGTCTACTAGCAGTATATACGGAACACCATCATTTAATTTATATGATGCTTCTACGGGATTTGTTGCTTCGGCAGAATCATATACTAATGAATTTATTTTTACAACTCTACCATATGGTATTTATTATGTGATTGCGAATGACGGTGGTGGTTGTACCGGAAAATCAGAAACTTGTATAGTTAAAGAATCAACTACAATTGATTATGGGTTCTATATTGTAGATGATGCTGGATGTTCAGTTAATTCCGGAAAAATGTTAATTTCAGGATTAACAGGTAATCCACCATACACTTATTTATGGTCTGATGGTAGTATTGGGAATTCTATATCTAATTTACCTTCAGGGACTTATAGTGTAATTGTTACTGATAGCACAGGATGTAGTGTAAGTAAAAGTGGTTTTGTTGGACGAATAACTCCTGTGTCTTTTGGGGCTACGTATGTTACTCAACCAACGTGTTTTAGTAGTGATGGAGAAGTTACTATAGTAATACTTGATGGTACACCACCATTTTATTATTCGGCGTCAAATGGAGTTACAAATATTACATTTGATAGGAATGTGACTTTCTCAGGATTAAGTTCAGGTCTTTTTACAATACAAGTTACTGATGCGGGGTTATGTAATTTTACTTCATCAGTTAGTTTACAAGTTCCAATGGGAGTTTCAACCGTGTCTGTAGAAACTAAAAATTCTAAATGTAATGATTTAACCGGGGTTATCGGACCTATTAACGTTTTTGGTGGTATGCCACCATATACTTATACGTTAATTAATTCTATTGGTGATACTATAAGTCAAATACCTTCTAGCAGTTCTACTTGGAAATTTGATAATTTATCATCGGGGACTTATACATTAACCGTTTCAGATTCAGGTTCTGCTGCTTGTGTATTTACAGGGTCTTATACAATTAATAATACCGTAGTGTATGATTTAACTGTTACGACTACAGGGACTACTTGTAATGGTAGTAATGGGTCGGTTAAATTAGAGATTACATCGGGTGGTACACCACCTTACATATACAAGATTAATGGAAAGTCAATCACAACATCACTCACATCATATACGTTTAATAATGTATATTCAGGTGATTATGTTGCAAGTGTTACTGATGCCTTATTATGTTATCAATCAACCCCTTTTACTATTGATAGTTCAAATACTATTGATTTTCATTTGTTGGGTGTTGATTCTATTAATAATAATGGTTCTCTTACCGCCTTTATAACAAATGGGACACCTCCTTTTACATTATATTTTGATGGTGATACTGTTGGTACTACGGTAATGACTATTCCGGATTTATCTCCGGGGAATTATGAGGTTAGAATTGTTGATAGTGCGGGATGTTCAAAAAGAAAAATGAAACCTATTGGTGGTACAATTGAGTTAGGGTCTACAGGATATTATAATGTTTGTAATGGAAGTTTTACTGAGCCTATAATTATTGAGTCAAGTATAAGACAATATTTTTACGAAGGGTATGATGAATTAATTACATATAATAATACTCAATATGGGTATACTAATTGTATCTTAACCGGGGCAACATTCTCTGCGAGAACTACTGTGGGTGATTGTGTTAAATCTGAAGTTTTTTATACAAGTGAGGGTATACTTGATTATCCAACAGATGGTGAATGGTTTAATGTTATTACTTCATTAATCGAATCTTGTCCTCAAATTGGTGTAGGAAATGTTAATATTAGTCCATTAACAA